GAAACAACAGCCCAGTTACCTGCACCACGACGTGTACGCTGTGCAATTCTGTTTGCAGCTCTGTTAATTAGAACAGCTAATGCAGCATGTTCGTCACCAACAAAAGTTGCAGTACCAGATACAGCAGCCTGATCGTATGTATCAGATCCTGTTCCTGCTAATGTGTTTAAAGATCCAATGATCTCTTGATCAATTTCAGCAGTAATTTCTTGTGCTAAAGCAGCCATAATTTCTGCTTCAACATCGATACCATGCTGTGATTGAGCATCTTGAGCAGATTCAAAAGTCCAGCGAGCTGATAGCTTTCTGGTTTTTGCTTCTACTGTTTGCTTCAAGATTTGGATTGATAGTCTGTTACCAGCACTACCTTCAAGTGCTGCTGTAGCATCAGCTTTACCTGATGTAGCATTACCTGAATATGCTTCCGCAATCTTGAATGGTGAAAGAGCTTCTTCACCAGCTACGGCGCCAGAGGCACCTGATCCTACTGTGTCGCTGTAGCGTACACGTAGGGTGTGGATTTGACCCACTGGTCCAGTCATCGGCTGTACACCAACGATCTCATTAGCGATCACTGTTGGCATAACTCGTCTGATTACTGGAAGGATAACACGGTTAAGTGTTGCGACATTACCGGCAGAAGTAGCACCAGCTGTAGCAGTTTCAGCCAAATACTTGCGAGTATTTTCAAGCGTTGAAGCCATTACAGATTTCTTGTTGCCATCTAGGCCTTCAAGAAGTGCTGTTTTAGTGTCCTGCCAGCGACTTTCTAATAGTTCTGACATTTTGGTTCTCCTTATTTAAGTCCAGCTAGACGCTTGATGTCAATTACATTTCCGTCGTCTGCTTTTTGTACTGGTTCATTTCTATTGCCTGTTATTTCTGTGCCTTCTGTAATCATTGCCTTCTTCGCTGGAGTTTTCCCGTCGATAACTGCCGGTATGTACTTGTCAAATGCTGAACGTAGTTTAGCAGTTTGTACACTTTCCAGTAAATCTATCATGATCTCTTTTTGATCCTTGCTTAAAGGAGCAATGAGCTCATTAATTGTATCTTTGCGCTCAGTTGTTTCAACTAAACGTTTGATCTCTTGGTCTTTTGACTCTGCAAGCTGTTGTTTTTCATCAACAGATTGTTTTGCTTCAGCTAATTGTTTGTCTTTTAACTCAACTACTTTCATCAACTTAGCAGTTTCTGATTTTTCGTTAAGATAGCTGTTTGCATACTCAGATGCAAAAGCTTCAAACATCTTGCGACCAAAGTCATTTTTACGTGCAGATTCAATATCTTCTTTAAGTTGTCCAATCTCTTTGTTAAGTGTGTTCTCAACAATTGAAGATACTTTCTCAGCAGATTTCGCAACAAAGTTCTTGCGAACTTTTTCAAATTGCGCTTTAGCTTCACGAATTAAACGGACTTTCGTTTCAGCTAGATCTTTTTTGTCTTCGTTAAACTCTGCAATTTCTTTCGATAGTGCTTCAACAACGAATTCCTCAAGCATTTTGAACTTGTCAGCCATGCCTTTTTGGTCTTCATGAAGTTCTGAAACTTCTTCAGAAAGTTGTTTTACAACAAAATTCTTAAGTAAATCTGCATTTTCACGCATTGCTATAGCATACTTTGCTTTCGCTTCAGCTAATTGCTTACGATCATCTGCAAATTCTTCAATTTCAGCTGCTAGGCGCTCTGACATCATTTGGTCAATTGCTTCAACCATTACTGATTTGTCATGCTCATACTTCTGAGCAAACTCTTCGCGGAGTTCAGCAGTCACAGCCTGGCGATTTTCTTTCACCTTGCTGTTCCAAGCTTCTTCAATTTGGTGACGCACTTCTTCCGATACTACATCGTTTTCGAAAAGTGTTTTTAGTGCATCTATCATTTGCTATCTCCTTTTATTGGAGTCTCGTGATTATATTAATCAGAGATTCTTTTAAGTACTTTTGTGCCTTAGTATCATGTTTAGTTGCCTGTGCAAGTTCGTAAGCCTTCATTCCTCCGCGAGCGTTCATAAGATGCTCGTAAATAGGTGTAGGATAAGCACCAGGGGCGCTAGGTTGTGCCACAACGTCCACAGTGATTATCTCAAAATCAGAGACGGTATTGCTACCGTCTTCTGATACATTTCCGCTACCTCTTGATGAAACTCCTAGTTTAACTCCGCTTTCAAGCATTGTTCTAACTAATTGTCCCATTGGTGTAGGTAAAATTTTAAGTTTACCATAACCGTTTTGGTCTTCCATCCAACATTCAGTTATCATGTGACTAACACGGTCTAGGTTAATATTGAGTCCTTCTGGATGATCAACTTCGCCGAGAACACTATATCCTCCAGTTATCTGATCATTGAGAGTTTTGACAGCCCTGCCAATTTCATTTACAGGATACACACGCTGGTTAGCGTTGCGTACTCC